CAAAATATAGATTTAGAATCCAATACCAAAACGAAGATGGTTTAAATAACGATATATTACGAGCGGACTATTTGGTTCCTAACATTAAAGAATGGGGATGGTCATCTATTAATCCGCCTGTTGGTTCTTCTGCACAATTAAAGTCATATGCGTTTAGTTTAGATTGGGAAGATTATGGTGATGTCACAACAACTATAGGTCAACAGATGATACAAGAAGCTATCGATTGTGAAGACAGGTTTTATGAGTTTAATTTTAATAAGGTTTATACAATTGCGAACTTTGTTGATAGATGGAAGTGGGGGTACAATAGAAGTAGACATTTAGGTATTAAAGAAATAACTGATAGGGGTTGTACTAATACGACAAATAAATTTCCTGTTAATGATGGTGTGAAGAATTTTGATTTCATATTCTTCTTATTTAATTTGATTGTGACAATTTTTACACCTGTATTTGTTGCGTTAATACCTATCTTACACTTATTGGCTCTTGTTTGGCCGATTTTGAAATGGGTTATTGCGATAATATTACCCGCTCTTTTATTATATTTTGCAATACAATATGGTATTGCTGCTGTAGTTGCATTCCCTGCCGTTGGTTTGATTATTTTATACGCTGCCGTGGCGATAATACTTGCTGGTGCCGCAGTACTTTTCGCAGCTAAAGTGTCACCAATGTTGACCAAGTTTAACTTTAAGGGGTTAAATTTACCCATGATGTCGTATCCTGATTGCGAGGCATGTCCTTGTGATATTCCTGACATTGAAACCGATGAAATACAAGGAGGTATTTTTGGAGGAGGAGGAGACCAACAGACTAAAATTGGTAAATACACGGTTAATAGTAGAACAAGTGGGACAATTTTGGCCGATACTAACGCAAATACTTATTATGCGAATGCGGTTAATTTTAACAATTGTAATTTTGATATTAATGATGATCAATTGCCT